GGATTTGAGCCATTTCCTTTAGGATGTCGTTGCTCTTTGTCTGGAGAAAACCTTGATAGAGGTTGTCACAATAGAGGTACTTCTCAAAGGGGACCTCCATGAAGTCGGTAGGCAAAGCACAGGGGATGCCTATCCGCTTTAGTCGGATTGGCTCCGGCGGCAAATTTTCAATGAACGAGAGAAAGCGAGTTGCATTGAAAATTTGGTGTGCTGTAAGTAACACTGGCTTTGGCTTACGATTATAGAAGTGCTAGCGCTTCTTTCTGACAAGAAAGCTGCCATCGGGCAGTTGGTCGATGACAATGAGTTGCGCCCACTTCAGTAAGCAGCGTGTTTCGGTGTCGTATGCGGGGCGGTTCTTGCCGAGCTGCGCGAACAAGAACGTTAGTTGCCTGTCCGTCAACTGGCTCCAGTTGGTCGGGAGGGATATATCAAAAACAAATGCTTCCATAACGCGAAGTTATGAAAGCATTTGGTATGGGAAAAAGACGAGGATTAGTTCTCTTTTATAAGATATGCTCCTGCTATTGCCATTAATCCCAAATATATTGGAGCGGCAGACATACCGCCACCTCCTCCTTGGTCATAACCATAAACTGCGGTCCATTCTTCAGAAAGGTTTCTCATTTGTACAAATTTCCAGTCTAGGCCTAAGTTTGAAAGAAAGAAAAATAATACACTTACTATTGGAGGAATTAATAAAATTACTCCAATAATTTGTTGCCACCAATTCTTACTATTCATGAGATTTGATTTTTATTTAATGAAGTCCTATCTTCTTTTTAAATGTTTCATATTCTTCCTTAGACAAAGTTTTGCTCATTAGATAATATTGTCCAAAACGGTCACTTGAAAGAACGCCCATACCAGTTTCAAGAGTCCATCCTCTTGCAGAAAAATAGTCTACAGCATCTATGGTTGAGTTAAAATCAACTTTTTTACCATTCTCATCATAAAAGTCATCCTTTCCGTTGCTGTTTCCCATATCAACTCTTATCGTACTTGAAAAAGTTGAACGAATAATAGCCAAATATACTTTATACGTTGGCTGATCATTGGAGTTTTGGGCTATAGATTCTTGGACTAAAGTGTTATCCGAAAATGCCATTAATGGCAAAAAGCAAAGGATTAAAGCGATAAAAAGTTTATTTCTTTTCATGTTAATAAAAAAGATTTGATTTCTTTTGCAAAAATAGGTCTATTCCTTGAAATAAGCAAATTTTTATATGAGTTTTTAGAAAAAATAATATTTTATCGCCCTATTAAAGTTGTATATTCTAAAACCAATAGCCTGCGGAGGACTTTTTATTTATAAAAAGTTCCGGAGCAAAGAGTTTGGCGGTATCGGAGTTCGCCCAGTCAGAGAAGTAATTGGGGCTGTTCCGCATGATATTGACAATATCGCGGAACTGCTGCGGGTGTGGCTGTAAGCCTGTGAGAAGTGAAACTTCGAGGTTGCGAATAGCTTCGATGACCTGCGTTTGCAGGGTGTTCGGCTTGTCGAATATCCAATAAGGAATTTGGCGGCGGAACGTCGCCATCTGCTCCGGACTGAAAAACTCCTTGGCGAGTTTTGTTTCTATTGTTACGAGCTGCTCCCGAAGCTGCTTGTATTTCTCCCATCGATGTTCGGTAATGCCGCATCGATCGCAAAGGTTGATGTTGGGGAACAACGTTGCTGTAATATACCTGCCTTGTCTAGTGCTTGCCCATTGAGTGTTGTAATACATGAATGTGTATTTCAGATACAACTCAATGGTATCGTCACGCTGCTTCTCAACAATGGCCATCAGCCGCTCTACCCTTTCCTTGCTTGCCGGAGCAACATTGCTGTTGCTGACTATCCCGAAGCCGTTGGGCGTTAGCACAAGGTCGAGGGATGGAATGGCAAGCAGGAAAGCATGATAGGCGGCGAGCCGTTTCACAAGTTCCTGCGGCTCTCCCGAAACGTTTACTTGATTGTAAATGATGTTTGCTTCGGCAAAGTTTTCCTCTATCTATTCTGAGGCGGTTTCGAGGAATGGGGAAAGTTTGTCAAAGAATGACGTTTCGCCCTCGGCGGTTGCGAGGACGTTGGGAATGAGCTTGCGAAGTTCCGCGTCGCTTTTAATTATTGTTACTGCCATTGGTCTCGGTTTGTTTTGGTTTCTTTGAAGTTGTTACTAACTTGGCATCACGGTTTTCATCAAGGGTGGAAAGTATGATGAATGGGCAATCGGGGGTTACGTTCTTCCAGTTGTTGAAACGGATAATGATGCGATGGACGGTAAAAAACAGATCGTGATATGGTTTTTGCCGTGCCTGGGCGATGGTGTAGAGTTCTCGTTTGTCGCTACCGCTGTTGTTGGACTGGGATTTGCCGGGGACTGAGCCTACCAAGTTGGAGTGTACGCCCATAGTAAAGCAGAACATATTTATTGCTTCGGCGATGTCGGTCTGCCAGTCGCCGCCTTCCTTTGCGTCGTCGATTTTGTTGATGACGACATCGTGTTGTTCCTTGCCGTCGGGAGTTACATAGAAGGAGGAAAAGAGGACTTTACCTGCGTTTTCGGCTCCAGTAAGGAAGTCAATGATGTTCTACTTCTCCTTGACGACTCGTTCCTGCTGCTTCTTTCTGTCCGTGATGCCTTCAGCACGGAAGATTGAATCCCAAAACTTATTGCCAATCTCGATGTGGTACTTCAGAGGGGCTGAGTTCTTAAGCTTCGCTTCCTTGGCGACTCCCATGAGGCGTTTGATGGAGTACCACTTTCCCTTGAAAAGGGAGGCGTAATAAGGGATGGGATAATATGTGCTGTCCGGGGTTGGGATGCGTGTGATGATGGCGAACTTGCGTTTCTTGGTGCCGTTTTCTAAGCGGGCCTTTAAATCGGAGAATGGGACGTATGGGTCCAGTGCTTCGATTTTCTCAATCTGATTGTCGGTGGATACTCTGCGCCAGTTGGCATAGAGGATATACGGGATTTTGCCGCTGCCATCGGCGGGGGCAAAGCGACAATAGCACGCTTCCTTACGCTGTAAGCGCACGATCTTTTTGCCTTCATGATTGAGTATTATGACGGAGATACAAAAGCCGAAATGTTTGAAGTCTTGCGACACGCCGAAGAAGTATGTCGTAAGATCGTTGTCAAGAAGGAAGTCGTCGACTTCTTGCTTGACTTGTGCGGTGGCGGATTCAGTTACGTACTGGATTCCGGCACCATAGCACATTTCGGCGTTGAACTGCTGACACGTGGAGAGTGTTTCGTCAGATTCAATGAGTTCCAGGATGTCATAAGGCATTTTGTTGTCATGTTCCCATGGCATATACTGCATTTTGTCATTGATAGGAACCGGGGCTGTGTCCTCGGTTTCCTTGAAGACTTCGGTTGTCTTGGGGGTGAAGGCGGCGAGGCAGTTTAGGTTGGGGATTAGTTCGACACTAAGACCCACCCCCACCCCCTCCCGTGCGGGAGGGGTGTTTGAAATGTTATGAAGGTGCTTTGATATATCTTTGCGGTTTTGTGCAAAGATATAAAGATTTGAGATTTAGCGAAAAGACGATTAGAAAATGCTGTCGTATGGTTCTATAGCGTTATGCTCGGCTGCAAAATCTGAATCTATATCAAAGAATGTTACTTCAAGAAATTTAATTATGATAGCCCTTACTATCGATGCGGCTAAATAAAATAATCCTAATACAAGAATGAAATTTACAATACCATATTTGGGACAGTATGTGAAGTAGTATACTACATATAAAATAGGGAAAATTATATAGCAAAGAATTGATGTTACAACCTTTGAAATATAAATTTTTCGATTACATTTTTTACAGATACGGAATTTTATATAGGTATCTCTATACTGATATTCAGCATATCGCATGTGAAATTTAGTTCCCACATGTTCAGATTTAATTCTACGCTCGCAACTTACACCTTCTTCCACTTGATATTTTTTGCAACAAATAGGGCAAGTGAAATATTTTGCATCTTCACCTGCTTTTGCAATATTTGCAAAAGCATCTGCAACAGAGTCTAACCTTTTAGACATTTCTGCTTGCTCGCGATTAAATTTTTCTATTCTATCGAGGTCTTTCTGATTCAACATATTAAGCTTTTGTTTCTTTGATTGAGATGTTAATTTCTGAAGAGAATGTAAGAGGGAGTTGGTCATGTTCAATGGCGTTATCAAGTTTTTTGGGACTGATACCGTGTTTTGAGAGGAAACGGTTGCGGTTGATGTTGGAGATTAATAAACCAAATTTCAATTCCTACACAAACTGCAATCACGAACAGAAGTATTAATTGTATAGTACTCATAAGTTTCGGCTCTAAATAACAACACGGCAAAGATACGAAAAGTTTTCGTTATAAGAAAACTTCCATGCCATTAATTTCAAAAATACATACGTCGCGGAGTTGGCGGATTTGGTTGTTGTCGAGGAACTTCATGCGACGCGTTCCCTTGTAGAAGTCGTAACGGAGTGAGATGACTCGGTTCCAGTGCTGTATTTCTCCGGATTTGGTCCAAAGGGTTATGTCGAGAGGTTCCGGGGACTGTAGGAGTTTACGAGCGGTTGAAATATGGATTAAATTCATTCAAACTGAGGTGTATAATGTTCGGTAAAGATGCGGTTGCGGGAGAGGTTAATGAGCGAGAGCGAGTTGTCTGAGAATCTCCAAGTGAATTTGAGCTTGTTGCCGGTATAGGATGGTGACGATGCTCCGCTTCTGCAGCTGTGCACCTTTCGGGTCCCCGACTTCAAGACTTTATAATAGATGCCATTTTGGAGGGTTTTCACGCCCTCCTCCTTGGCTTTATCTTCCAACCATTTGCGGTTGGCAATGATGTATTCGCGCTTAGACATGATGTTATCGTGAGATGTTCGAGTTATTGACGTTTCTTATACCACGGCTTATTAGAATAAGAGGATGACTTCCATCCTGTTAGATAATCCGGATTAATATAGAAGCAGTAATGAGCATCCTTATATTGAACAGAATGTTTCTCTGAAATTCCGTTCCTCTTCGCCTCACAAATGAGATTACCTTCTATATTCTCCATCTTCTTATCTAGGTCTGGCATCATCTCTACTTTATCATAATAGGTAATTTCGGGGAGCATAGTATTAATATCTTTGAAGTTCCCATCACAGGGAATATAGTCGAACAGCGTATCACAGCAGTTCCATGGACCAAGAATAAATGAAGCTGAATTAGTAGGATCATTGGTTGGTTTGAATTTGTGCATTGAGCGAATGAGGATGCCGCCGTAAGAAGACTTGGAATAAACGACATTCTGATTTTCCTGATTCTTCTTAGCATTTTCCCAATCTTTTCGCAACTGCAACATACTTATATCTTCCTCAACACAGCTTTCAAGCGTGATGTCCACACCGCTGGGGTGCAAGAACCAGTTTCCGGCTTTAGACCTGCGAGGATATACGCTCAGATCAGGATGGTTGGGTGAATACCAGTAGAATTCTATCTCCACCATCTGGTAGTAATCGTCACCCTTCTTGATGGCAAACTTGCTCATCAATTCTGTGGCAATCTCCTTGAATATCTCGAAAGCATTGTCTTTGACGCTACTATCGTTTACTCTTTCCAGAAGTTCTACTAATTGTGCCATAGCTTCTATAGTTTTTGGTTCGCTTGCAAATTTACGAATAATTATTGATATACGTTCCATGTAGCGCAATGAATTGCACCGCCACGTCGAATAAGTGGCAATGCATTGATGGTTTCTATTGGTTCGGACGTTATTTTCGACAGCTGTTCGACGGCCTCGTTGTCTTCTGCAACGCCAAGCCGGGGAACCAATACAACGTTCTGAGTCTCGACAAAGTTGACGTAGCACCAGGAACGTAGATGGAAGCCCTTCTTGAAAGAATACTTCAATTCCTTGACGTCAAAGCCCGCTTTGTTAAGACGATCATGAACTTGTCGGGCGATATTCTTGTCATAGTCGCTGTAGTTGGTCATCACTACAGTACCATTCAGATAGTTGACGATGCCATCAGAGTGGCCATACATTTCGGCTTTATCCCAAGGCAACCACAGCACTTCACAGTGGAAACAATCTCGGATGATGGATTCGATATCTGTTTGGCTGTATTGAGGATTTTCAACCATGACCTTCTCCGTCATGGCCACATACTTATCGGCCAACTTGACAACGTTACCACCGTCAATCACAAGCCCTAACTGCTTGGAGGTCTTACCTAAGGTGTGCTCAACAAAATGCTCTGATGTTACAAGGTACTTATTGTATCGTTTTGATGACAGAAGATAGTCGGGAGTATATTGGTACTCCAAGAAGCAGTCGTCACTTAACTGGATGGGCATGTAATCCCTTACCCAGATGTTGTCTTTCGAACCACAGAACGCGACCCGAATACCATGCTTGCCACATTTCTCCTTTATCTCCTCCACTGTCTCTGGAAAGAGACCAGGCGACAGCAGTATTTCATTGCTGTCTGATTCTACAATGTTCCTCATATTCAATAAATTAAATAATAAATATCTACCACCAAGGTATAATAAGGATTTGGATTCTCCAAATTTTGAGGCGACTTTTTTTACTTCTTGTAGGAACTCCTGTATCTCGGCAATCATGTCCTTGACATCTTGATTGACCTTCAGAAAGTTGGCATAGAGGATGCGCTCATGCGCCTCGATAGAAGGGAAGTTATAGAACATACTAATCAGACTTGGAGAAAATGTGTGATGATGACGGAAAGTTCTATGGGCGGTAGGCATTTGAAAAAACGGCTATATAGACTTAGTTGTATAAGTTTATAACCCATATTTTACTCTGAACATTGATTTTTCCTCCAATTACGAAAATAGGTTTCGCTGTTATTTTGTAACTTTGCAACCGAGATAGAAAAAAGATTAGAATTAGAGTCCTATACGGATATGATACAGAATTTGCACATAACAACATCACGTTTCTTTGCCCGGAGTTATCGACGCTTCGAGCATAGTAGCTATGTGCATACATTTAGTACAACTCAAATAAGAATAAGACATGGAAATAAAAGAAGAAGATAGGAAAGAATGGTATGCACTGAATAGCTCTGGAAAGTTCGAGGAGGCGCAGGAATTTTATTATAACAAATTGTTCCCTGCCGTAC